AAAGACAGGCACCTTGTCACTAGGGGCTTTAGAGTGGCGGCGAGACTTAATTGATGGAGAGCAACGATGAAGCTCTATTACAAACTAGTAATCAAACTAGCCAATTCACTACTCGCACACGCTAACGCGAAGTAGGAACTAGATGTACAGATATTGGGGTTCCCTGCGCCACCCGGCGGGCGGCGGCTATTTAGTTCTAAACAAGGCCCAGATTTCAAATTGGGATTTGGTTTGCCTCATTAAGTCCGCGTACCCAGAAACCAAGATAACCGCGCAGTCTTATCTTCCAACAACATAGCGCTGTAACAACAATGGCATTCAAGAAGGGCCAAAGCGGCAATCCAAGCGGGCGGCCAAAAGGCTCCCGCCACAAACTGACCGAGGCCTTCCTAAAGGACTTGAATCAGGTCTGGGTCGATAAAGGCCCTGACGCATTGCGCGTTGTAGCAATGGAAGACCCGGCGACTTTGATCCGCGTTATCGCGTCGATCATGCCGAAAGAAGCCGAGCTTACGGTTCGGACATTGACCGCCAAACAAATGAGCGACGATGAGCTTGCAGATATCGCGTCAGGAAGCGGCGACGGAGCTGCTGACGAGGCGGAAACTACGCAAGTCACTCACTAATTGGTGTAGGGCTTGCGGCTTTGAGCCAGCCAAGCACCATAAGCTGCTCATTGATAAACTAGAGGCTGTTGCGGAAGGGGATATTCCCCGCCTTGCGGTATTCATGCCGCCAGGTTCTGCGAAGTCCACCTATGCAAGCGTTCTGTTCCCGCCCTGGTATATGCAGTTCGACGGCGGGGCGAATGTTCTGGCGGCAAGTCATACGACAGAATTGGCAGAGAAGTGGGGCCGGAGAATCCGCAACCTCATCGCCGAGCATCCGTTCGATCTTGGCGTCGAGTTAGCGCAGGACAGTCAGGCGGCGGGCCGATGGGCGCTGCAAACGGGCGCTGAGTATTACGCCGCTGGCGTTGGAACGGGCATTGCGGGATTCCGCGCGAAACTGGGAATTATTGACGATCCGATCCGGTCAAGACAGGACGCGGACTCGGAGCTAATTCGCGAGCGTATCTGGGATTGGTACATCAACGACTTTTGCACGCGCCTTGTTCCCGGCGCTCGCAAGGTTCTGATTCAGACCCGCTGGCATGAAGATGATCTTGCTGGCCGCGCGCTTAATCACGAACATTGGGAAACGGTAGAGCTTCCTGCCGAGGCTTACGACAACGACCCGCTTGGAAGAAAGCCGGGCGAGTTTTTGTGGGCCGATGGCGAATATGGCTACGGCAAGCAACTTGCAGAACTGAAGGCCATTACGCCTCCGAGAACGTGGTCTGCGCTTTACCAGCAGCGTCCCGCTCCCGAAGAGGGCGACTATTTCAAAGCGGATTGGTTGAAGCCTTACGATAAGGCTCCCGACCGTTCGACCATGCGAATATACGGCGCAAGCGATTACGCCGTAACCTCAGACGGCGGCGACTATACGGTTCACGTTGTGATCGGCGTCGATCCTGAGGGCCGAATGTACTTGCTCGACCTTTGGCGGAAGCAATCTAGTTCCGATATTTGGGTCGAGGCGTTCTGCGATCTGGTCCTGAAATGGAAGCCCATCGAATGGGCCGAGGAACAGGGGCAGATTCGTTCCGCTGTCGGCCCGCTTATTGAGCGCAGGCAGCGAGAGCGTAAGGCATACGTTAAGCGAACGCCGTTCCCGTCGAAGCACGATAAGGCAATTCGCGCACAATCAATTCGAGGCCGTATGGCGATGGACGGGCTTTATGTTCCAACGCTCGCGCCTTGGTACGCAGATTTCCGCGCCGAGCTTCTCGTATTTGATGCAGGCAAGCACGACGATCAGGTCGATGCGCTCGGCCTCATAGGACAATTACTGGACAAAATCAGGCCGGGGCAAAAGCAGCGCCCGGCAGAAGCGCCACGCGACCGCTGGCAGAAATGGCTGGACGACGATGGCGAGCAGGATGATCTAAATTGGAAGACAGCGTAGCGGCAGAAGCAACACAGGGCGATACTCCGGCTCCCAAGCCCGCCGTTGACGTATCCGTGCTTGTGCAATGGCGCGACTCTGCCGAGGAAGCAACTATTGACGCGCGCAAGCTGTCAGAGCGCGATCAGGACTACGTTGACAACAAGCAACTGACCGACGCCGAAATCAAGGCGCTCAAGAAGCGCGGGCAGCCTCCGGTTATCATCAACCGCATTCGACGCAAGATTGAGTTTCTTGGCGGCCTTGAAAAGCGTCAGCGGGCGATGCCCAAGGCGATGCCGCGCACGCCGGTTGAAGAAGATAATGCCTCGTCCTCCACTGACGCCTTGCGTTATGTGATCGAGGACGAGCAATACAACATGAAGCGTTCCCGCGTCTGGGACGATATGTGTATTAAGGGTGCGGGCGGGTTTGAAGTCACCGCCGAGCAGGAAAAATATGGCTGGTGCGTAAAGGTGCGCCGCGTCTCTTGGGACAGAATGTTCTGGGACCCGCATTCGTCAGAGGCCGACTTCTCCGATGCGATGTACCTCGGTGTTGATGTTTGGATGGACGAGGAAGACGCGCTCGACCAATACAAGGATGTTCCGAATATATCGGAAATCCTTACCGACACTTACAGCACCGTATCGGGAAAGGGCGACACTTACGACGACAAGCCCAAGAATGGCGTATGGGCTGACCGCAAGCGCAAGCGCATTCGCATATCGCAGATGTATTTCAGGGCCGCAGGCACTTGGTATTTTGCGGAGTTCACCAAGGGCGGGTTGCTAAAGGGCGGCGTTAGCCCGTGGTTGAACGACGATCAGGAGCCGGAGTGCGGGTTTATATTCCAGTCGGCCTACGTCGATAGGGACAATAACCGCTACGGCGTTGTGCGTGAGATGATTTCTCCGCAGGACGAGTTTAATAAACGCCGCTCGAAGCTGTTGCATCATTTGACGGTGCGGCAGGTGCGCTACGATTCAACGTCCTCGGGCGTTGATATTTCTGATGTTCGAAAGCAGTTGGCCGATCCTAACGGCGTTGTTGATGCGCCCAAGGATGCGGTTGAGGTTCTATCGAATACCGATCAGGTCGCGGGCCAGTTTCAAATGCTCCAGATCACGGGACAGGAGCTTGACCTTATTGGCGCTAACAGCGCGCTGCTTGGCGAGCAGGGCGGGGCACCTTCCGGTAAGGCTATTCAGCTTAATCAGTCGGGCGGCATGGTCGAGCTTGGTAATTTGTTTGACGGCCTTCGCCATCTTGACCGTCGCGTATTCGTCGCGGTCTGGAATCGTATTCGCCAGTTCTGGGATCAAGAGAAGTGGGTTCGCGTTACTGACGACGAGCGCACAATTCGCTTTGTTGGCTACAACGTCGATCCCATGCGCCAGATGATGATGCAGGCGCAGAATGGCGGCCAGATGCCGGATAATATCAGCGTTATGCAGCGGCCCATTGCCGAGCTTGGCGTCGATATCGTGATCGAGGACGCGCCTGACGGTATTGCTCCGCAGAAAGAGCAGTTCGACGCGCTGGTCGCTCTGAAGCAGGCAGACCCGGCTGCGATTCCGACTGAATTGCTTATCGAGACGATGCCGAACCTTCGCAATCGCGCGAAGATTATGGAGAATTTTGAAAAGATGCGCCAGCCAGATCCCATGCAAGTTCAAATGCAGATGGCGGGGGCGCAGGCAGAAATCGCCAAGGTTCAATCCGAGGCCGCGAAGAACGAAACGCAGGCCCAAAAGAATATGGCCGACATTGAGCGCGGACAGACGGAAGCATTCGCCAAACTTATAACGGCGATGCAGCCGCCAGAACCAAAGCACAATAATCAGATTCCGCAATAACTCACCCGCTTAGCTAGCGGGTTTTTTGTTGCGCTTACCGACGCCGGGTGACGGGCGAAGCGTGGTGCCTACGCATTGAAGGGCAAATACGGGATGCCGCCGTTTCACGGGCAAGAGCGGGAAAAATGCCGAAAGAGATAAAGGATATTCTGGAAGGCCCTGCCGAAGAAAAGGTTGAGGTTGTCGAGACGAAACCGGAAGAAACTCCGGAAGTAGCAGAGGCGCCACAGCCCGAAGCAAAAGACCCCGAACCAGCACCGGAAGCAACGCCGGAGTTGAACGCGGGAGAACCCGAAAAGCCCGAAGCGAAAGAACGCGACGGCTTCAAGGGCGCTTACACGGCAGAGAAGAAAAAGCGTCAGGCGACAGAGGCCGAGCGTGATGAATTGCGTGCAGAGTTGGACCGCCGCGAGCAATCGTGGCGGCGAGACATGCAGCAGATTGCTTCACAGTTTGCGCCGAAACCACCTGAGCAGCCAGCACCGAACTTCTACGAAGACCCGGATGGCTGGCAGCAACGCCAAACACAAACATACGAGCAGCGCGAGAGGGCCAATAATCTTTATTGGTCAGAGCAGCTCGCCCGCGTGAAGTTTGGCGATGACGTATTCGATGCCGCAGGCAAGGAAGTCATGAACGTAACGGGCGGCAATGCAAGCCATCCGATTTCGCAAATGATTGCAGCAAGCCCCAATCCTGGGATTGCTCTTGTCAACTGGTATCAGGAACGTCAGCAGCTTTCTTCGCTCCAGAACCCCGAAAGCAGGGTCGAGCTACTGAAAGAGTCGCTCAAGGACCCCGCCATGCTTGCACTTGTGCAGCAGGCTCTACAGGCAAGCGCACCGGCACAGGCCGCAGCGCCAAAACCCGCACCTAACGCAATCCCTTCTAATTTCGCGGGGGCGCGTTCGGTGTCAAGCAAGGCAGCACAGCCGTTCTCTGGCCCCAAGCCAATCGAAGAAGTCTTGGGCAGCAGGAATAAACGCTAACCGAACGAATGAAGCCCTCGCTACTCATGCGAGGCTAAAATGGCTGATACCAATGTCGCCACTGGACTGACAGTCCAACAGTGGGACGATCAGTTCTTCACCGAATACCTGACCGAGAATCGTTATGCCGGAGAAATGGGCACCGACGAAAACTCGATCATTCAGGTTAAGGAAGACCTGACCAAGAAAGCGGGCGATAGCGTTACCTTCGCCCTCGTCAACAAGCTGACCAACAACGCCGTTACCGGCTCGAACGTACTTGAAGGCAACGAAGAGCGCATGGATTCGCGTTCGTTCCGCCTTTACGTCGATAAGCGCCGCAACGCCGTTCGTGTGGCCGAAATCGACGAGCAGTATTCCGCAATCAACCTCCGCAGGGCGGCTAAGGCCGTTCTGAAGGATTGGTCGATGAAGGACACGGAAGGGCTCATCGAAAAGGCTCTGGGCTCGATCAACGGCGTCAATCTCGCCGATGCTTCGGAAGCCCAGAAGGATGCTTGGCTTACCGACAACACCGACCGCGTTTATGACCCGTCCGGCACGAACGGCACGGACCACAGCGCGATCTGGGACGCGCTCGACTCGACGAACGATCTTCTGACGCTCGCCGACCTCGACGCAATGAAGCTCAAGGCGCTGACGGTAGCGAACCCGAAGATTCGCCCGATCCGCACGGCGGAGAATGGTCGCCACTACTACGTGGTTTACATTCACCCGCTCGCCTTCCGCGATCTCAAGAACGAATCCAACTCGCCGCTCCGTCAGGCGCAGCGTGAGGTTTCGCTTGAGATGGAGAACAACCGTCTCTTCCAGGGCGGCGACATGCTGTGGAACGGCATGATTCTCAAGGAAGCGCACGGCCTCTACGACACGCACACGCTGACTGGCGAAGGTGCCAGCGGCACGACCACGGTTGTTCCCGTGTTCATGTGTGGCGCGCAGGCCGTTGGGGCTGTTTCTGCCAAGCGTTGGCGCTCTCGCGAAGAGACGTTCGACTACGGCGACAAGCAGGGTCTGGCAATCGACGCGATCTACGGCATCAAGAAGATGCAGTTTGGATCGGGTACGGGCGACACCGACGACCTCAAGGACCACGGCGT